ATCTATTAAATCAAAAGCTTCAGGGGTATGATTACTTATTCTTAATATCTTATTTTTAAATTGATTTTTAAAATCTTCCCTTATTCTTTTTTCTTCTTCTTCTTTGTTTTGCATAGGTTTTTAATTAAGTTGTTCTCCACATTCATCGCATACACCACTAGGAAATCCATTAAATTCTTCTTCGTGTATGTATTTATGTATACACTTGGTCTCCTTATCCGCCAAAGCATCCATAAGCTCATTGATTTTATTCACAATACCACTCATAGGTATCCAATCTGCTTCTATTATTTTCTCTATTTCTGTTCCATTTATTTTTACCATAGGTTTTAATTTAATTAATTGTTAATGAAAACATAATCATTATAGCTGCGATAGTTGCCAGTCCTAAAATGAGTTTAATTCTTTCAATCATTATAATGTATATTTTCATATATTTATTTTACTAATTCAGGGTTTTGATAAATGTTTCCGATGATTTCTCCATCTATCTCTTGCATTTCAAATGAATCACCATCTTCAAATGCTATTCCAAAAAATTTAGCACCTATTTCATCCCATTCAATTTTACAAGTTTTACTATATTCTCCATCTTCATCAAATACTATATCTCCCTCATAAATCTCTTTACCGTTTTTATCTTTAAGACCTGTGAATTGCATCCATTCATAATCATTTTCAGATGAATTGACACCAGATTGTGTTAATTTCCATCCAGCAACCCATAATTTACTATTTTTATCCCAAACTCTAAATTTTATTTCTCGCATAAATTTATTTTATTTCTTTAATTAATAATGGTGCTATACAATCAAAATCCCATTTACTTTCTTCTCCACACTCTGAGCATTTAAAATACTCAAGTCTATTTAAATCGTTGTATAAATTTATATAACTATTGCTTCCACATAATTCATTATCACATCTAGGGCAAAAACATTTTGTTCTTTGATTATTGTATCTATTTTTTTCTTTAATAGCTTTAAATAACTCCAGTATTTTAAAACGCTTTTGTATACCTCTTCCTTTCAATAACCAATAAAGTTTATGTATTCCTTTCTCACCTAAATGCCAATTACTTGCTTTGAAAGGATGAATTAATTTTAATTTAGCTTTCATATTATTTGATTATATATTTAAATACCGCTTTCTTTTTATTCCATAACTTATAATCATTTTCTACTGTGTCAGCTGTTTGTCGTAACCATTTAGCAACATTCTTAGCTCCCCTTTTATTAAAGTTACCCATTTCATTTATTGTAGCAATAGCTACTGTTTTATTTTCCATATTATTTATTTAATCTTTACTTTAATCCCCAACTTTTCTTCTAATAATGTTTCTGCTTCGGAGGGGGAGATTTGTTTTGATATCTGATATTTATATTTATTTTGACAACTTTTACAATAGACACAATGCGATATTTGATAAGTTGAAAGTATAATTTTTCGCATTTTATCTACATCTTTATCGGTATATTCTTTTTCATCAAACTGTAAATCAAACCCAAAATCATTATCTACTAATTCATTAATATCTTCTAACATTTTCTTCCAGTCTCTCCTAACTTCTAAATCTTCTAAGGATTTTTCTTTCATTTCCTCATAATTTATTGTCTCTGAAGTTTTTCCAAAATTTTTATCACTTGAATACTGTATATTACACTCTACTTTCACTTCCTCCTCTATTAGTTTTTCACCAGCACTTCCTCTTATATCGGGGTCACAAATTCCACAACCACCACTTGCTTTACAATTACATATTGGTTCTAAGTCATCTTCTGTGAAGCAACATTCACAATATCCTACAATCTTTTTATCTTTATTTAAAATGTCAAATTGAAAATCTGTAATTTTTATGTATTTTCCTTTCTCATCTTTATAGGTTCCACACTTCCCCTCGTGTCCTTCTTTTACTTTATATATTTGATTGATTTTTAACATAGTTTTTTAACTCCAATATGAAGCTGTATTTCCACAGTCTTTACATTTAATAATTTTTTGTCCTGAAGAATATCCTGTATATCCTCCATAATCAATTCCTTCTTCAAAATTAAAATAAATATTTCCACTACCACACTCTCTACATAAAACACTAAAATGTGTTGAAAACATATCTTCTATGTCTTTTCCTGTATCACTACCAAATTCATTTTTACTTTTTAGTCTTAATTCTTTTAAAAATTCATTTATTTGTTCATCTTTCTTCATATTTTTATTTATTATAGCAATTGACACAATATGATCCGGTTGGGTGTCGTTGCTGGTTTTGTAAGAATAAACTTTGTCTTAAACGAGCCACTGTCATATATTTCTTCTTCTCTTGGACCTGTGCGTAGGCCACGAATAGTCTTGAGAATAAATATAATGAGATCGCAAATACTATAAATAATTTAATTACTAGTATTATATTTTGTCTTCTTTTTATTTTTTTCTCTAAAGCCCACATACTTGGATAAATTTGATTTATCATTCCATCAACATATTGATGATCTGACATTTTATCTATTTGTTTATTTTTTTTCATTTTTTTTATTATTATCTATTAATACATTAATTATACTCCGTCTATTTCTAAAAGTAAACCCCTTTAGATATGTAAACTGGGGATAACTAATATTCGGTAGTTTGTAGGTCTTCCTCTATTTTAATTATCCTTTCTATATCTTCCGGCATTTCTGGTAGTTGTATTTTTCTTTTGTCAGCTAGTTTCAATTCTTCTATCCTTTTTAAGTGGAAAAGTTTTGTTTGAAGTTTCTCTATAAAAACACTTTTGCTTTGTTTTTTAGGCTTCATAAATTTATTTTCTTAAATATTCAGTGGATCTACCTATAAAATCTTTCCACACTTCTTCGTTTATTTTTCTCTTTTTAGCTACTTCAGGACTTGTTGGTAAATATAATCCTTCATTATTTATTAAACATCTTATTCTTTTGACTGAATCCTCTCGGGGCAATTTCATAATGTTTTTAAGGGTTGTTGAAGGCTCACCTTTGTCATTTTTAAATAAAAGGTCAGGAAAGTATCTATTCCATATACATAAGGTTAAGTATTGATCTGAGTTTCTAGTCTCAGGATTTGTTTCTAAAAGCTCCATTATTGCATTTTTTAAATTTTGTTTTTTCATATATTATTATCTTTTTATATATAAATTATATCCAATACATTTTTAAAAGTAAACCCTTTATATTAATTTAGTTGGGGATAACTTTATTCTGTTTTTAAAGCCCCAAAGAAACATCTTGAAAATGTATTTCGTTTACCAGTAGTTTTATCCTTTGTATAACTATATTTAATACATTCTTTATAAAACCACCGTAAGTCTTCTATTTCTCTCAAAGCAATTAACTTTTGTCTTATTGCAATATAAGGTAGTTCAGGTAAATTTTCCTTTTTTCTATCTTTATTTATTTCAATAACAAAAAAATTAATTCCATTAGATCTCTGTTGTTGATATTCTTTGTGAATAGTTTTTAAAGCATCTGTTGGATTTACTTTAAATTTCTCTAATCTTTCTTTTAATAGTTCTTGTATTGATTCCATATAGTAATTATAAATTATACTTTTATTAAGTCCATATTTTATTTAAATTTTAATGGGGATAACTTTTATTTCTTTCATTTAAGAATAAGAAACTCTTTCCTGTATTAACCTCAAGATTTCTGCAAACTATTTATAAAATATAATCTTCATTGCGGCATAAGATAATAAGGTTTGCTTTTATCTTTAACTCCATAGAGCTTCCAAAAGCACAATGTGTTGATTTAGTTATTTATTTTATATTCTCTATACAGACCCTGTTGTCAGTTTTAGGACAGAGCAAGGATTTGAAAGAAAATACAAAATAAATTTTGCAGTCCAAGTTGTTTTCTAGTAGATGTACTGATAGCTACTAATATTTTAATTTAAAAGACGACACACAGTCGCCAAAAGGTAGTTTTTTAATTATCTCTATAATCTATCCCCCACTTACGAGAGAGAGATAGATTATAAAGCGTAAGTTAACCTTTCGGCTGGTTTCATTATAACATAAAAACAAAAAAACAAAAATCACATAGTTGGGGATAACTTTTCTTAACAATAATTGACTCTTTGTATTTACTTATGCTATACTATTTATATAAGTAAAGGTCACTGTCTTTTATAGGCTGGAAACGATCAATTTACTTTCTCGAGATTTATATATGTAAAACAAAAAGACTCCGTAATGGGGTCTTTTGTTCTCTGTGGAGGGGGTCTACAAGCCCAAAATTGGCGATTTAAGGGATTTATTCTAATTAAATAATAAACGGTAGCACGACCACCTTTTTTGATGTCCTTTGGCAAATTCACTGGTTATAAAATTTAAAGCAAAAGTGGGATCCAAAGCCTGTTCCTTTGTAATACCTTTATTAGCTGGGAGGTATATCTGTACAAGGCCAAAAGACTGACCGTGATCACCCACAGCATTCTGATCCCAGTTTGACTCACAATTTATTACTCTTTCTATTTGAATTAAAGTTTGTTGGCTCATTCCTTTTTCCTTTCCTATTTTCCACAACAAGTCTTTATTAGATAGAGGTTCTTCTTTTACTATTACAGGGTTAGGGGTAATAATAACTTCAGATTTAGTATATAAAGTTGTAAACGCTATCCATAATATGCAAGCAGTGATTATCAATATTGTCAGCAACTTATTTTTAAAATGATTACTCATCTTGTTGGCTACTTTCAGCCGTCATATTCACTCAGAATAATGCTATTAGATTCTCTGTGGAAGATACATAAGAATTGAACTTATAAAAACATTTGTCTTTGCATCTGCATATCCTCCACACAAAACCCCTTTTAATTGGTGTCTTATAATTATATCATTTTAATAGACTAGAGCAAATAGTTTTCCACAGAAAAAAGACGACTAATGCCGTCTTAATGATTTTTTAATACTTCTAACTCTTTGTAATAACTCTTTGCATTGGTAAAATTCAAGGTCTTTAAATACTACTTTCCATTGATGACTTTGAGTATAAAATCTGTAATAATTCCAATACTTGAGAATAGTATCTAACCCAGATTGTCCAAATATTTTATGCCACATCCTGTGTTTATACTCCCATAGCTTTATAATATTATCTGGACTCTTAAATCCTCCATCTTTAGCCATTACAAATAAATGATGCTTTGTTAAAATTTCACCATGTTTATTTTTCATTGTAAAATATTTTACTATAGGTATTATAGCACTCTTTTTAAACTGTCTTTTTTAATTTATCTAAAAGGTTTTCAAGAAATACTTTACTATCAAATTTTAAATCCATCTCTTTACGGACATACCATACTCCATCTACATTACGACAAGCTTCATTTAAAAATTCTAATCCTTCTTTTTCTTTCTCAAGTTTACCTATAAAGATATGTTGATTACCACCTAGATTACAATTACAGTGATAACACTGAACTCTTAGATTACGAGTATCATATTTATATTTGACAGGAAGTGAAGCCTTTGCTATTCCGTGGCCTGTATGCTTTCCTGAGCCTTCACAAAAACGATTACAAGTAAAGCATATATTACCCTTTTCTTTATAAAGTCTTTTTATTTCATTCCATACTAATTTATTAAGTTGAGTTACTGTATGTTTTTTCATATGAAGGTTTATATGCTCCGATCTGTACTAGAGAAATAAACTAAAACTAGTACAGATCGCAACACAAAAAGGTTGCTTTAATTATAGCACTATTCAGCTATAATTTCTTCTTCTACAGCTTCAATTTCTGGGGATATTTCTACTGGAGCTTCTTCAGCAATAGTATCAATATCAACGATTACTTCGTCTTTTACTTCTTCATTTTCCATAATTTTATTTTAAATTATTATTTGATAAATTTTTTACTAAAGCCTGTGCTACAAATTGTATAAGAGCAACACTGGCTGAAGCAATACCTGCTTTGGTCCAGCTTATATTATTTAGATTTGTTGCGATATAAATAAGTAAAGCTGAACCTGTTATTGTTAGAAACTTCTCCCATTTAAATTGAATATTCATATTTGTTTGTTTAATTTCTGCACTTGCTATTATTGTTTTATTAAGTGCTTTTCTTGTAATTGGTCCACAATATCCTTGTGGAGGATTGATCTGATTTGCTTTTTGATATTTAATTAAAGATTGTTGTGTGATTGCTCCGAAGTAATTTGTTAATTCTTGATCCTGTGGAAAGAAACCTAGCTTCTTTAATTTGTATTGTAATTTAGTCACATCAATATCTCTCATTCCTATTTTAAGGTCTTTATTTAAAGATAGACTATTTAATGCTGTATCTAATTTAAGACCCCATACAGCGAATACTTTACTGAGATAGTCTTCACCTATCCATTGCCAGTTTCCACTATTTGCATTTAATCCCCAAGAGTTAGGTGTACCAATATATTTCTTTCCATTAATCATTTTAGCTTTACCAAAATATAACCAGTGAGCCCACTCATTATTTACTGGTGTTTGTGGAAATTCTGATAGCCAAGTCCCATTATTAGATCCATGTAGACCTACAATGACTCCTCCATTATCTCTAATTGCTTGAGCTATATTATCTATATTAACTGTGTAATATAAAGGAGTTAATCCTTTTACTTTTAATCCTTCAATAATATCTACATTATCAATATCAGAAGTGTCAGTCATAAAAGTTTCGTCAGTACTTCCGTCTGGTCTATTTGAAGGTATAAGTACTTCATCAGCATCTCCCGCTGTGAGCATACGATTAATTAAAGCTGGCTCTGAAGATCCTCCTCCCGGCACTGCTACTGGAGCATAAACATATCTCGCACTTTTTTCTTCGTATTGTTTGTTGTCTCTTATAGCTTCTAAAACACCTTCAAGATATGAAGATGCTTGACCTCCACAAGATCCTGAAGACATTTGATTTTTAACTTTAATCTTTCCTACTTTTAATTCTATATCACAACCTAAATTCCAATCAAAGGGATCGACATCTGCTACGACATCACTAGCCATTGCTATTTTAGGGTCCTTTTCTACTGGTATAGCTCCTGTTCCAAAGTCTGCTTCTGTGTTTTTCATAGTTTTATTATAACATTAAATTAAAGGGGATAACTTGGTTTACTTATTATTTTTAGTATTGTATAATGTTAAATATGAGTAATATAATAATATTTCTATTTGTTTATTTCTATCTTTCCCCAAAATTATTTAACGATTAATTTTTTGAAGAGTAGATCCTGTCACTAAATTTCCTACACCTTTTGTAATAAATTTTTTTGTTGGTGTTTTAATTGCATTAGCCCCTGATCTCTTTAATATACCTTGTGTGATATTTTGTCCTGCTACTTTTTTAGCAATAACATTTCCTGTCCTGTCTCCTATAAATCCTCCGACAGCAGCACCATAAGGACCTGCAACCATAGCACCTGTTCCTGCTCCAACACCCATACCTACTCCGTGTCCTACCATATTAGATATAGTGCCGGGCTTAATTGCTTTTCCGTCCATTAATTCTAAAGCTTTATTTATTCTAAAATGATCTGTCATTTCTTGAAATAATGGCTGTGTTTCAGGAACAGCTATTTGTAATTCATCTCTCATTGCACTAGACAATTTAGCTCCAGCATCTTTTTTAAATGGATTAGTAATATTTCCCCCCTCAAAGACTTTACTCACTGCTTGGTCAAGATCACTTCTTAATTGATTAATTTCTTTCCAGTTAGCTTGTCCTGCTTCAAATTTATTCCAAAGAGCTTTATTTCCAGGTGTAAGACTTCTTCCGTTTTGTATTAATTGAGATGGTGATAATTCTGCATTAGGTAGACCTTCCACCACATTACCAAAGCGATCTGTATATCCTGTTATAGCTTTATTAGCAATAGCGTTTCCATCTTGTGCAACAGAAGCATTTTTAGATGAAGATAATATATTTTTAACTTTATTATTAGCTTCTGATATTACTTTTTCTGATTGTGCTATTGCTTTTTCTGTTGTATATTTTCCTCCTTGTATTTCTCCAATTAATCTTTTATCTAACATTTTCTGTACAACACTAGGATTCCTTTCAAGGAAACTAGCACCACCTTTTGTTGATGATATTATTTCTGAAGCTCCTTTTAAGAATGATTTTTCTGCCACATTTTTAAGGGCTTGACTACTAGCTTCTAAACCTACTTTTCCAACAACACTTAAACCTTTTAATATTGGGATTGCTGTGATTATATTAAATCCTGCTCCTATATCTCTAGCTAATTCAGGGTGTGTTTTTGCTTGCTCTGTCATATATTTTAAAACACTTTGCCCTGTTTCTGTTTTTGCTAAAGCTCCTACCCCTTCTCCTATTTGATCTTCTAACCATTTTACTCCCGGTATTAATTCTAAGCCTTTACTTATAACATCACCAAGTCCACCTGCTAAAGCCCCAGCTGTTTGAATTAACCCTGACACTCTACTATCACCTGTACCACCTTTTTTACCTGTAATAATACTATTAATTCCTAAAGTTAAATCATTTCCTCTTTTTGTTAATTCTTCTCCTAGTGTTGGATCAATAGGTTTTCCTTCCTCATCTACTGCGGGTGTTTCATTCACATTATGTATTTTAGTATAATCTACACTTTCTCCTGTACCTGAAGGATCCGAATAAGGTTTTGGATTATATCCTAAATTATCATTATTTTTTAAATTCTGATATTTTGCTACTGCATCTTCTACATATTTAGGTGTGTCATAAGCATAACCACTTTTACTTACCCCTTTAAGATCTTTCCAATCAGTCAAATGACCTTCCCCTGCATTATGTGCAGCTGATATTTGATCTACCCCATAACCTTTATCTTTAAGATTTTTTGCCCAAGTATACCATACCAAATTTTGATCTTCAGGATTATTAATATCTAAAGGTTGTCCGTTAAGATTTTTTCCATTTAAAGCTTTAGCTTGGCCATCAAAAGTCTCTTTTTTGTATTGAAAAACACCCGAAGTACCATTTGCAATAGTTTCAGGTGATATTAAATTAGCGCCATTTGAAGACTCTTTAATTTTAAGAGCTTTACCCAGTCTTATTACATCAGGATCTAAATTGTTATAATCTAAATTATTCATATTTTTTAAAAACTTAAGCCTCCTTTTGGCGTTATAGAGCCACTACCAGAATTTGAAGTTGTCGGACCTTTTACTGATCCTGTATTATTAGTATTTACACCTGCTGAAACTGCTTGTGCTTGTTGATCTAGAGAATTTAATACTTGTAAAATACTATTACCACTAGCTAGTCCATTAATCATTCCTTGTGCTGTATCTCTAACTGTATCAGTTTGACTACCACCTGTTGGTGTTAATACTTGTGCATAACGAGAAGCAACATCTGTTATATAGTTTTGTAATATTTGATATCTTGAATCACTTGTGTTTCTTGCAATTAATTGAAGACCTTGATTAGCGACATTTAAATCGTTAGGATTAAGTCCCATACTGCTTATTAAATTACCAAGTTGAGATTGAAGATTTTGAGCTTGTTGATGAGCTGATTTATATGCTTCAGTTTGAACATATTGATTTTCTGCTGTAGTTTGAGCTCCAGTAAATTGTCCTAAAGTTTTCCCTATTTCATTTAAACTATTACCTCCTGTTGTTCCTAAATAACTACCTTGTGTTTCTAATGTAGGATTAAATGGTACTTGTCCTACTGATCCAAGAATTGGCTTTGCTAGATTTCCCGCTTTATCTAAAGCATTAATTTGATTTGTTTGTGCTGTTAAAGCATTTTGTACTCTATCTTCTGCTGCTGCATTCGCTGTATTATAACTTTGTTTTAGCATTCCTTGTGCTCCCGCTTGTTCTGACAAATCCCAACCCCTACTTTGTATTAAGTTATTTTGTTTTTGATATTCATTCTGTAAAGTTTCTCTATTTCTTAAAGCTTCATTTACTTCAGTATTTTCCTTAGGTGTGTTCGCTAAACCTGTGACAACAGTACCATAAAGGTTAGCATCATTTTTATATTGAGTTTGTGGTTGTATGTCGCCTAAATTCATCATTCCAGGTTTAGGTGATGTTCCACCCGTTTTTAATCCTGAAGTGTCTGTAGAGCCCAAATCTTGGCTTGTAGAGCCTGTTTTAGAGCCTGTTTTAACTGGATTATATGTAGGCCCCATCATTCCTGAAGTTTTTGTTACGACTGGATTAGAAGCTGTAGGTTTAGATTGATAAGTTGGAAGATTAGATAAAATAGGTTTAGTTGATATTTGACCACTAACATTTTTAAAAGGGTCTTGTTTTGCAAAAATACCAATATTAGACCCTTCCCCTGTTAATACTGTATTTTTATTACCAAAAAGACCTCCTGGTTTATTTAATAGAGAAGGATTTATACCTAGACCTCCTGTTTTTGATTTTATTGTTGAACCTGTTTGTGAAAATGACATATATTTATTAACCTATATTGTTTTGATAAAGATTGGGATTTCTTCCCATTGGTGGACTTGATAAATTTACATTAAGTGATTTCTTTCCTACATAATTATCCATCATTGTTATTATTTCTGCTCTTCTTGCTCTAAATTCTTCCGCTTTCACTTTATCTAAATTAATAGTTGTGTAATAAGTGACAAGAGAGTCAAAAACTAAAGCATCTTGATAATCTTCTAAAAGTAAAGGCATTTGACCTATTGTATAAGAAGCTCCTGCTACTGTACCTCCACTATAAACATTAACTAGGGTTAAAGATGTTGCAGACTCTATAGAAGCAATTTGATACCAATTATCATCACCTGATGGGGCTGTTACTTTAATCCACAGATTGAGATTCATTGCACTATTAGCTACTTTAAAAGTTATAGCTGTTGTGCCTATTGTTGGTGCTGAAACATTTGTATAAGCCCAAGTTGTATTTGTATTAGTAACAAATACTCCTTTGCCTACGAATTCTGAAGATTGATCGTTATCTGTACTTCTAGTTAGAATAGCTGCAACTGCTGTTGTGCCTGCTGTTGTACACTTATATAAACCATTATATGCAGCACTACTTCCTGTTTCATCTTTAATTAAAACCACATCATTTAAAGCTACAGAGGATCCTCCAATAGTTAAAACTCCAACATTACTCATTGTTATTGTGGCTCCCACTCCAGCTGTTCCATTACTATAAGTATAAGTAGGAAGTTGAGCATTTGTAGAAGTTACAGCATTCGTTAGAAGTGTAGGTGAAGCAGGAAGATAATTAGCTAACCAGCCTGTGCCTCCTGCTCCTGTAATAGTTTGTGAATTAAGAGTTGCTGTGACAGTTCCTGTTATATAGTCAGCAAACGATAAATCAGGTATTCTTTTTTTATAATTAAAAGTTATAACATTTCCTTGAGATGATGGTATAGGAAATAAATAAAATCTATTACTATAGATATAATAGTTATTAGGGATATCTGAATATAATTGCATTGTATTCAATTCATCCCATTCTCTTCTTGTTAATATCTCTGTAGGTGTCCACTTTAGTGAGCCTAGAGTTAATGTTCCGGTCTTTAGTTGTGAGTAATCGAAAGGTAGAGGATAGTCTTGTTTTTGTGCAATTGTGGTTATTGAAGTACTTGTTTCATTAAAGAAATATTTTTCAAGTAATCTTCTGTGAGCATCATTAAGTAAGCGCTGACCGCGAGTAATATTACCTGTTGAAGTATTTAAGGATAAATCTGTATATGTATTGATTAGAGTTGTATAACTTTTCATAAAAATAAAAAGGAAGCATTACTACTTCCTCCATTTGTTTGGTTAGGACTTTCATTTACAATTATAGCACATTTTTTTACTATGTAATTATAATTGTATTCAAAAACATTGATAAACCTTTCGCTGGTGTAGTTGAGATACCTGTAATATCAAAAGTAATGATATCTCCTGTTTTAAAAGCTACTGTTTTAATAATAGGTTGTGTCGTTGCTGATCTTGAAGTTTTTGTTGCAGTATTGATAGTGATAGTTGTATTCATTATAGAAACACCATTTTTTAAGACATCTATAACTGTATTATTTGTCGTTCCTGCAGTGTCTACAGTGGCTCCTACGGCCACAAAATACCCTGAATAAGGCATAACAAAGTCTCCACCTACTGTGCTTGCTACAGCTGTATTTGTGCCTGAAGCAACTATTCTAATTATCTGAAAGTCTAGTTTATTTGCTAGATCAGAATAATCAATAGATAAAGAGTCTATTCCTGTATGTTGATGAGCAGGGATCATTGATACTCCAAATTGATTACCTTTAGCATAAGTAGTTATCCATTGATCAAATAAACTTTTAATTTCTTTTTCATCCATATTAGTTTTTGTTTATTCTAACTTCTGTTAGGTGACAAGCTTCATTTCCCATAACAGCTCTTAATTGTAGCCATTGTGACTTTTCAAAAGGAAAACTTGTATAAGCTCCTGACAATATACCACTAGCAAAAGTGACTGTTGAGTCTATATCCGCAAATGAAGCTGATAAGTTTTGTCTATATTGTAATTTAATACTATTTGAAAGAGTAGTAGGTTGTGACAATTTAAACTCTATCGTACCAATACTTTCTGGATTAAAGTAAGTACCTGCGGGGATAATATCATAATCTATTGTAGCAAGTCCTGAACCATATACTGAAGATGATCCTAAATCTATACCATAAACACTAACTCCATCATACCAACCTGCAACTAAACCTGCTCCTTGATTATTAAAATTTTGTGCTGGAGCCAATACAGAAGCATATCCATAATAAGTATTATATGATAATTTATTTGTTAATCTTAAAGCTTGACTATCTAAATCAATAGCCCATATACCACCTGCTGTATTTATAGTTGAACCTCCATTAGTTGTTGTTGAAAAAGAAAAGTATAATTGATTTCTTAAAGAAGTCGCACCTCTCCAAGTAAAGAAAGGCTCTACTGAATTTACAATATGATCAGGTATCTTTTTAAATAGGTTTGCTTGTGATCCATTAGTTAAATAAATACGACCTCTGTTTCCAGCAAATACAAAAGTATTAGTATTAACAGTCACCATATTTGTTATATAGTTTTCTGCTAAAAAGATAGGATACTGATATCCATTACTTTTACGATCCCAAGGATATACTACATTTTTAGTTCCCCCTATTAAAAGATTAGTTCCTAATTGAGTTATACAAGTTGCTGTATCTGTTGAAGGTAGTAGTGATGTTTCTGTAAAAATATAAGTTGAATCTGTTAAAGGATCAAAAGCTACAGAAGGATCTCTTTGATAAAATTGACTTACATAATTTCCGTCACAATAATAAACAACATTATCAGATCCTGTTAGCGCCTTATGTATTGCGGAAGTTGTTGTGTATTTCAAATAATTAGTTTGACCTGTATCAGCTGTTGAAGGTTTCCAACCATAAGTCCATTCAATTACAGTATTACTTGTTAATTTAGCAAAGTCTATCCTATCGTCTTGAAAAACAAAAATATAAGAAAAACCTCCTATAGTGTCGTTATAAGAAACAATACCATTTCCGTGAGAAGTAGGTGTATTGATTGTATTACCTGCATACCTAAAAGTTGTTAAACCTCCAAAATTGGTCCATACTCTTCCATTTGTATCTACTACCCAGTTAGAGCTTCCTGAAGCATTTGATTGTATGCAATCATTTTTAGGTAGAGACATATTTATTACAGTTAAAGTTCCTGTGCCTGAAGAAGTGATATTAACTAAAGAGCTACCTCCTCCTGCTACATAACCTGTAGCTGTTGAATAAACATTATATACTCCATTACTTATATAATTTAACCAGTATGTAGTTGCAGCTGATAAGCCACCCGGAAGTGATCCTCCTGTCATAACAACTGCTATTAAACCTGTAGTAGCAACATTTGAGCTTAATGTAATAGTATCAGCTGTAGCATCAGCAGAAAGTATATTTATAGTATTTGTATTATTATAACTTGAAAGAGTATTTGAAAAATTTACATTCCCTTCTTTTGGTATAGAGATAAGATTAATATTACGGATATCTGCAATACCGTCATAAGGATTATCAGCAATCCCTTGTTCTATTCCATTTAATATTATTGTTCCGTCTTTTTGATAAGTTATCATATATTTTTATATTATTCCATATATACCTTTACTATAGGTATAGTCTTTTTTAACTTTGTCTGCTGACCAAGCAACATTTTCTACTATTACTTCGTCAATAGAACCATTCCAATATCTACCAGCTGTTAATGGTGGGTTAATACCAAAATTTAAAGGGTCTGCAAGAGTCCAACTAACATTTCCTGATAAAGTATCTGAAACTATTAATAGTCCATTTCTATATATTTTTCTTGCACTTCCACTTAAAACAAATGTATAGTATTCAAATACTGTACTTGAAATAGCAAATAATCCTGAACCATATCCTTGATAAGCACTTCCATTTCCATAAGTAAAACTGTATTCATTTGGAGTACCCGCAGTACTTCTTGAAACAAAAAATCCACTTGTTGAATCTTTTTGATTTGACATAACTGTACAATCTTGCCCTTGTGCTGTATTTCCATTCTTTAACCAGCAACTCACTGTAAAATCAGTACCTGTTGTTAAAACTTTATTAGGCATTACTATTTTACTTGTACTTCCATTAAATCCTGCCCCTTGTCCAAATTTACCATTCGCTTGTGAGTAAGTGATTGCTGTGTCTGTACCATTATTATTATTTCCTGAACTATCAGCACTACTTCCGTTTAAGTGTAAAAGTAGTTTTGTTGTTCCTGAACCTGCTCCTAAGTATTCTCCGAGAGTTTGAGATTGATATAATTCTGCTACTTCTCCTGCGGATAGAGCACGAGAAAATACAGCTCCATCATCAATAGTACCATTAAATGGTCCTATAGCAGCTGCACCAGTTCCTATACCAATTTTTGGTGTTACTCCTGTGTTATTATTTTGAGCAGTAACATTTGAGTCTGTACCAGAATTTTTTCCATTAATATATAAGACTGCTCCTGATGTTGTATTCCAAGTAGCAACAACATGGGTATAATTTCCTGTGTTTACAGCAGTTGATGTAGCAAAATTAGTTTGTAATCCTCCCCCTGAATCAAATCTTACTAATCTTAATACTCCTGTAGTAGCATCAATTCTAAATTGCCAAGCTCTTAATACTCCTACTGTATCTCTACAATATATTCCTTGTTCTGTAATTGCTGAAGTTTTTATCCAAAATGAAAAAGTAAAAGCACTTCCAATACCAAGTGCTGAATCTGGTGTAGATATATTACTTGTTGTTCCATTAAGACTAGCTCCTTGTCCAAAGTTTGAAGCTACTGCATTAGCAGTTGAATAACTTATACTTGTGTCTGTACCATTATTACTTCCTTTTGAATCATTAGAATTACCATCTAATGTCCAATAAGAAACTAGATTTGCGTCATTTATGAATTTAGTTTGTGAGAGAGGTCTGAGGTATCCCATATTTTTATACCATATTTAAATATCTCGTTGGAAACAGATATAGTTGTGCGTATAAATCTATTGCTGCTGTTGTTTGAATTGCATCAATATCGAGTGATACTCTATCTGCAAGAACAAGAGAAATAGCACTATCTGCTGTGAAAGGTGTTGCTGAAGTTGCTACCGTTGTTGCTAAAGTTGGTTTTGTTGTGAACATTGTTGTACCGTTTTTATTTATATCAATTGTTGTTGAGTTTGTAGTACCAGCTGTACCAACTTGTAAATCAGCTCCAATTACTCTCATTGGCTCTGTTGCGTAGTAGGTATTTGCAATGTTTGTACCAGTTGCACCGATAGTTCCTGCTACTGCGAAGTTCTTTTGGAATGGCTCTGCACCGATAAGACAGTATTTGAGAGAGTTTGAATCTATGGAAGTCATAGTATCTCCGATAATTGTGACGGTTGTAGTAGCACCATATGTAGACGGGATAGATACCATACCTACACGAACTGTAGAGCTTTCTGTCCATTTAATGATGACACCTTTTGCAAGGATAGCTGTTTGGTCTCCTGTAACTGTAAATGTTGTATTTGAAACACGAGTAGCTCCTGCGAGGGCAGTCCAGAATGAAGAGCCACCTGCTGAAGCGGATAATGCTGTCCCATCTCTTCTTTGATAACTTACACAGACCCAATTTCCACTTCCTAAAGATACAAATGTTGCTGTGTCTCCTGCTACTGTTGTTATATTTGCACTTGTTGGAAGGATTAATGAAGTTGCGTTATAAGTTAAAATTAACGATCCATTAAAGTTTACGATTCTTCTTGTTCCTGCTTGTACTGTACCGAAGTCGGTGATAGTTGTTGTACCTGTTATATTTACATAGTTTCCAGTTGCAGCACCTATATCAGTTGTTGTTGCAGAAGCGATATTTGTACCTGATGCTTCATTTATAGCACCACTCATTGATCCACCAGCTAAACCTAACTTTAAAGCTAATTGATCATAAGTAAGTTTTGCACTAGGATATTGTGTATCTGTAGAAGCACCTGAAATAGAAGTAACTTTATTAGCTACATTTTCTGGTACATATGTAATGTTTGTATTAAGAGTGTTCCAATTAGCTGCTGTCTGACCCGGAGTGTCTACATTAGCGATGATTGAATCACCTACTGCTACTGCATTACCACCAAGAGTTCCTGCAACAGATATAACCCACATATCACCTTTTAATACTGCTCCTGCTGTACCTGATCCACCTGTTGAAGGCCATACATTACCTGAAGCATCATATCCTCCTCTATAATCAAGAAGACCAGCGACATTATTATCTACATATGTTTTAACTGCATTTTGTGAAGGGTAGAGAGTATCAGAAGTACCAAGTGCTGTATTTGTTGATTTATTAGCTACATCTTCCGGTGTAAATCCAAGTGCTGTTTGTTTTGCATTAAATGTAGACCAGTCAGCTGAAGATAAAGCTCCACGATTAGTTGCAGAAGCTGTAGGTACATTAAGAGTTATTACAGGTGTTGTTGTACTGTTTGCAACTGTTGAAGATAAGTCTGTACCAGTTGTTCCAATAGTTAAAGCAGCAACAGATGTAACTGTACCAGCTCCTCCTGCTGTATCTACGAGTAGTCTATGTGTGACAGGATCTGCATATAATGCAACTATAGAAACACCATCAACACTTGATAAGGCTATCAGTGTATTTCTACTATTTTGGTCCATTTTTGCGTTTTCCATATATTTATGTTTTACATTGAATTTATTAAAAGTTGATTTGAAGAATTTACATACAAATTGATTATTTCTCCACTTCCATCAGAAGATAAGGCTGTTAAAGTATTTCTACCGTTTTCGTCTATCTTTGCATTACTTCCTCCCCCATTATCACTTCCTGTTGTATTGTCATCAATACATAAAGAGTGACCATTTGCACAAATAGGTGTAATAGTAGACCCGTCTGTATCTAAAAGAGCTATTATTGCGTTTCTTCCATTTTCATCTATCTTAGCATTAGTCATATTTATATTAATTATAGCATACTTTAAAAACTACATCTTTGAAGCAATAACCGAAACAAATCCTGCAAACCAAGTTTTTAATACAACGATCACTGCTGCTACTATCAATAACCATTTTAAAGTACCACCTAAACCTCCAAAAAAGCCCCCTACACTGCGTGCTTTGATTAAGATGTCGTGTACATCGTCAATTTTTTGTTTCATTCCAACATCACCAGTCTCTTCGTCTCCAAAGATGACTCTATTAAGTAAGTCTATGTTGTCCTTTGAGTTTTTTGGAGGATTTTTTAACATAAACTTTTTCATTAATTACCTAATTCAGTTACTACATAACTAGGGGAAGTTCCTGCTACTGTCACTATACCTGTATAAACAGTCCCATTTAACATACTGTAAACCCCACCGTCTCCTGAAGTTGCACTTGTGGCTACCTTTAATATCTTGTGATAAACAGTTGTTGAGGCTCCTGTTCCCAGTAAAACATATAAAGGATTTGTACCTACATTTTGTATTTCAAAACCCATTCTATTTGCATTCGCACTTAAAGCTGTAGCAGTGCTGATTATTGCTGGTGTATTAACTGCTTGTGTTTGTCCTATTACTATCATATTTTTATATTTGCTCTCGCTAAGGCTCTTTCAAGGACACCTCTTTGATCTGCTAATCTTATTTTTTCATTAATAATTTCTTTCTCTTTTTCTTGAATTTCAATTTCTTTTAACTCAAGTGTTTGTTTATAAACTCTCACTGCTTCCTCTCTTTCTTCTATTTCTTTTTCTTTTTGTTTGAGAGGCTCTACCAACCCTTTTGAAGTTTCTTTGGCTTGTTCTAGTATTAACTTTGCTTCTATTTCTGCTTTTTGTGCTTTATTAAATAGAGTTTTTGTGGATTCGTCAAGATTTTGTATTCTTCTTGCCTCCATTTTATTCCATTCATATTTACTTTCGTTGTTTTGAATAGATTTTAATAAAGTTTGGCTAGTTTTTCCTAAATCTTCTTGCTCTAATTTTAAATCTGATTTTTCTTTCTTTAACTTCTCCCATTCTCTATCTAGTGGCTCTAAAAGCTTCTCTTTCTCTTTTGCAAGACTAGATATTTCACTATTAAGGATCTCTTTCTCTTTAATTTTGTTATCTATATCGAGTTGAATTTGTTTGATTGTCTCTTTGTGGAATTTTTGATATTTTATTTCTTCCTCATTGAGATTTTTTCTTACATCATCTACTCTATTAGCTAACTTAATACCGAGATCAATATCAATCCTTTTCTGATCATTAAGAGAATTTCTCACTTGAATAGGATTATTTAATTTCATATTTATTCAGATGACATTTTACCCATTGTTGGAGGCACAAAATCTTTAAAAGCTCCATCGCTTGAAGATAAAGAAGATACACTACTATCTCCTATAACCTGTGTTCCATTGTCTATACTCTTTGCTTTCTTTCTAGGTAGTTCTTTTACTTCTACCACTGAAATAGGAAGAGGTGTTAGACATTGTTGCACATATTGCTCTAATATCACTTCATCATAAGTTGCTGGATTGAAGTGTTTTGATCCTTCTTTTTCTATTTTAAGACCTTGTGGGCTTTTAAAGAGCTCTCTTTTAGCATACTTTAAGGCAAACATTTTACGAATATTTTGAATATTCTCTAAAGTTTCTCCCGGGATTATTAAAGGACAAGTGCTTTGTGGAGGAAATTTATATTCTTTATTATTCCATAAAGCTATAAATTCTTCATTAGAAGCATTAGTAAACTTAAACACGCCGTCAAAATTTTCATTGTACATAATATTAATTGATAGCTTCAGGTGCTATCTGACCTCTTTAATTAATAACTGGGCTGATATGCCCATTTTAGCCCCCACAAGAGGGACTAAATGGATACACCAGAGAATTATAGTTCGATATAAACTGCTCTTGACTCTGCTGAAACTCCTGCTTGTAGTGATCTTCCGATCTTAGCAAGTGTAGCTGCTGCTACTGTCACTGCTCCTGCTGTTGTTGTTGAAGGTGAAATACCTAAACCAATAGCTGCAATAGAAACATCTGACAAAACAGAAACTACTCCATTAACCTTAACGAAAGCATATTGCTGTACTCCGGGTGCTGTTTGAAGTCCTGAAGTTCCGTCTGTTGTTGGAGCTGTTGAAGCTGCAACTGGACCTAAAGTAACTCCTACTGGTGTACTTGTAGCTGTTGTTGGGTTAATAACCACATTTTTGTAAGGATTTGGGATTAAACAAATCTTTGAAGTCGCATCTAATGTTACTTGGATAGGATCCTCAAGATTAATAACTACACCTGCTGCTGAAGCTGCTGCATTAGCGTGAGATGCAATTCTTAATGTTTGGCCAATTCCTGTACCTGCATTAACTACTGCGTAGCCACCTTGGTATTGATTTGTTTTCAATACAGTTGCTCCGATAGTTACTGAGATTTGGAAAAGACCTGCTGTTGCTGGGTATGATGTTACTGCAACTGCTAGGTTTTGGTGATTAGCAACGATTGGCTCGCCTTGTACAAGTACTCCTGCTGTAAGAGCTACTGCACCGTTTTGAATCAACGCTACTTCTCCACCGTCATTTAAAGCAAATTTTTGACCTACTGCTGTAGACAATTCAGGAAGAACAGAGCCTGTGCCTGTTGCTACTGAAGTTGCTTGCTTTAGGAAAGAATTTGCTGATGATTTAAAGTCTGATATATAAGTCATAGTTTTTTATATTTAATTTAATAATAGTTTTTTACTGATTTAGTTATAACTAGATACCAGCAATTCCTGTCAATTTACCATTTCTAAATGGTGCTGAACATTCTAACTGACCTCCAAGGACCATAAAGCCATTGACTGCCGCTTGATTGTAAGCCTTTACCATTCCAGTCCAAGTGAATGCTTTACCAGCATTTGATGGATTGTATTCGTAAACATTACCTTTGATTAATTCACTCTTTAGAGATACTGATTCACCGTCCCAATACTTAAGTCCTTTAAATTCTAAGAACTTTGTATTTAAGAAGTAAAGAATACCTGTTGATACTTTTTTATCTCTATAGATTGTTAAACCTCCCCATACTAGACCACTTGAAGCAAATCCTGCTCCACCATTCATTTTATTGAAATCTGTGTATGTATTTCTTTGGAAAGATTGAATAAGTTGTTCGATATATGACCAAGTTGTATAGTCTGTCATACATAGATCTGGTGCTACATTATCATCAGTGATTGAGTTTGCAAGTTGTCTCATTTTTAATAGAGAAACTGTACCACTTGAAGCTGTGACAGTCGCATTAAGACCTGAATATGTTGCTCTTGAAAGTCCTCCGAATGTTGAAGCTACAGATCCGTCATCGACGATATTAGCTAGACCATTAGGCGCTTTACCTCCATTTGCAGATCCATCAGCTTGAAATAGATTACCTACATCATCAGCAGCATCTTGTGCTCTTGAAGCCATAAGTACTTTCATTAGATTTACTCTTTGTCCTGGAGTTTTGTTAATAGACAAGTCTGTTCCTGAAATAGCCACATTCGTAGCTACGAATGTAGGATAGAAAGTCATTGAAACTGAAACAGGGATTTGTGATGTAGGAAGTTGATCAAAACCATTGAATGCTACAGAAGTAACACCTTTTTGGTATTTAACTGGGATCTCTTCATACGCCCCTTGAAATTCCTTTGTTTTTCCTAGGATTTCTCCGAAGAAAAAGTTACTACGCAATACGATATCTACCCAAGCTGGAGCTAGATATTTATTTGTAGTTGTTGTTACATTTACATTAGGTTGCATAATTTTAAGTTATTAAATTTATAAGTTGTTTTTTATTAATTCGTCTATATTATCAAAAGTTATTCTTTGAGTTGGTGTGTTTAGAACATCACCTGAACGAGAAGTACCTCTTGATGCTAGATCTTTTGCGCGCCCAGTACTTGAAGCTTTCTTTCGTAATTCTTGGAAGGTTTCAAAGGTTGCATTCATATCTGGTAGATATAGAATTTCACCATTCTCATCTTTAGGGGCAACCTTTTCTACATACTTGAGAAAATCCACACGAGTTTTCTTTACCACTGGATCATTTGAAGTTAGGTCTACTCCATAATCTTCTTCTATCTGATCGATAGAGTTATATAATGTTTCTTCTACTTGTTTGATTTCAGCTTCTTCTCTTTGATTTTCTTCTGTGAGTCTTTGGTATGCTCTTTCGATTGAAAGTTGTTCTCTTCTTTCCTCACGAGCTTTTGCTTCTTTAATGAACGCTATTTTCTCAGGAGTATCATTTCCGATTAGTCTGACATAAAAGTCATCTTCATCTTCTTGATTACTATTCTGATTGCTAACATTATTTATTTTTTCTTCAATTCCTGCTAGTCTTTTGCTTAATTCTTTTTCAATAAAGCGTTGGACTTTAGGGTCTTTGTTGAAAGGAAGTTTTTCTTCTACCTTCTCTTCCTGTGTAGTTTCTTCTGAATGTTCTTCAGTTACCTCCACTTCTAAAGGATTTTTTTCGTCATTCTGTGAAAAGTCATTATTCACATTTCCTAAAAAATCATCTACCTCATTTTCTTTATCCATAATATTTTTTTGCAAGTTGTTTCAGGCACAATCAGGAAAGCCTATATTATTAAAGATTTACACAGGATTTATCTTTAGACTCTTAATCCGAGAAACAAGAGTTGTATTTATTTATGCTTCATAAACATCACCATAGTTTTTATGTCCGTGAACATACCAACCTGCTTTTTTTGATGCTTTTTCTAATTTCTCCTCTCCCTTTGCTTTTGATATAGCTTTAGATATAGGAGATTTACGACCACCAAAAGCTTTTTTAAGACCTTTAATAGTTTCTTCTTTTCCTGAATTTTCTACTCCCATTTTATATAAATTCTTTTTTGCTGTTTTTATTTTATCCATATTTTTATTTTATTATTAATCTTTTTAAATTTATTGTTCCCTTTGGCACTGGTGTACCGTAGGGCTTTGCTATATCTCCCAGTCTTTTAATGTCTTCCTTTGTTGTCTTACTCCCACCTAAATTAGGAAGATTTGTTGAAGTTTGGTCTGGTATCCTTGCCGGAAGCTTTGGCTTCTTTAACTGACCCATTGATTTTTGTATTGCTCTTGTGAATGCGTTAGACATATTTATTTATTTCTTTTTTTTATTTCCCTATTTTCTTTCATAAAAGAAGCTTTGCCACCAATATAGGTTTTCCAAAATGAATGGGATCTTGGTAGATTAACTCCCTCATCCTCTGTCATTCTTCTTTTTGGAAGAGGCTTTTCTCCTGTTTCCTTTTTTAACACTTTACTTATAGGGGATTTACTCCTACTCCTTATGTAGTTAGGATCTTTTGTTCCCTTTGTTTGTTTATTGTGATCAGCTATTGATTGGCGAAACATTTTATTTTCTTCTTTAGTTTTATACATATTTTTTATTAATTATTGTGGCATATTATTTTTTTATTTCATCTTTACCTTTATAGGTTCTGCCATAGACTGGTTTTTTATAATTTTCACTACTTAGTTGTGGATACCATTTACTATCTTCCTCACTCTCTCTATTGGCTTTTTTAATTGCTTTTGAAATAGCACTAGATCCTTTTCTTAAAGGAAACATTGATCTCCCTTCTTTTTTAAATGCTTCTTTTGCTTCTAATTTTGTTTTCATATTTATAATTGTGGATTACTTGCTCCAGCTGTTAATGGCACATTTGCTAAACTTGGTGAAGCAGGTGGTGCTCCCAAGCTTGTATCTCCTTCTCCCGGCACTCCGGCCATATCCAAAGGATTAGGGGTGTTTGCAGAGTCTAGAGGGTTTGCTGGCTGTGTTTCTGGGAAATAAGTCATCATATATTGCTGTGGGTTTATTTTCCACATAGCAGCCATTTTTGCTGTATTCATAGGGTCTGCATCATTAAGTCTTTTATATAGATTGATAGGGTCTAACCAGCCACTATTTGCTAATTCAATAGCTTGATTTTGTTCTGTAATCTCATCTTTAGGTTTCATTGAGTCAGGCATTACAGATACAACAAAGTGTCTATTAGGATTAGACATATTCATTTCCACATAATCCACTGCTGCTCCATTACCTAGGACTGCTCCATAGTGATTTTCATCATAGAATACATAATACATTTGTAGCCACCAGTTAAAGATAGTGTCAGCCATTTGTTCCAAAGCACTACCAACTCCTCCTCCAATACGAGTAGCATCGTGTGATTGATTTAATATCATTCCACGAGCTGTAGTATTTCCTGTTTGTCTTTCAGGTGATAAACCTTGCACTCCAAAAGTAGATCTTAAGGTATCCTTATCTATTTCTAGTGATTGTAATATTCCATTAGGAAGAGGTGATGCTGGCATTCTTGATACTCCTTTAGGGTCCACAAGTACTGGATCTCCTCCTTCTATTGCCTTTGCTATCTCTCTAGCTGTTTCTTGGTCTGCAAATGTTGGATCTACTAATAGAGAGTTATTACCACTTCGTAGGTTTTTATCTATTTGTAAATCTCTATCTACAATTCTGTCTTGATTTGCAATGTTTTGTTCTATTAGATTAGTTACATCGTGAGGTGCTTCTTGAAATGTAAAGACTGATAAAAAGGTATAAGGCATTATAGGATTAGCAAAGTGATTTATTCCGGGTGTTGAAGTCTTTATATCTTCGTTATCTTCATCAAGTCCTATCTCTTCATTAGGATAGTTAAAAAACTCATTCTTATGTTTATCTAAAACTTCTCCATTGAATGTTGTAAAGCAATACTCATTTGTCCACCATTCTATTCTGGTTATTTTAGTACCTAGTTTATTCTCTACTTTTTCAAGGATAATATCCTTTTTATTAGGGTATAAGTCTAACAAGTCTTTTGCTGTGCTGTTTATTTTCTCTCCTAGGAAGTCTCCAACATAATTTCCTTTCACATCTATATAACCTTCAGGATCAAGAATAAAGTTTCTAGGGTTTCTAACATCAAGTGTAATATCATTTTGTTTCTTATCCCAGCCGTGTTTTGCTATACCTATAAAATATACTGACCAGTGTCTTAAAGTAACTCCAAGTATTCTTCTTAAAGCTAAAATATCAGCGTGATACTGAAGCATTGTCTTAATTTTATTTGACTCTCCTTTTCCTGCATCTGTATTATCACTCCATACTACAGGTTCAGGATTCTGTGCTAAAGCTTGTGGTATAAAAGTTTCTTCTGATTCAAATATAACATTAGAGCCTATAGGTGAAACACCTCCATCAATATCCATTCCTAGATAGTATTTTTTATTCTTATCTTGTCTTGTTTTGATTTTAGCACTATAAGCTGATGATTTTGTTTTCCAGTCTTGCTCTAGTTTTAACAAATCTTTCTCTGATAAGTCTAATTCATAAATATCAATAGGCTCTCCAGCTTCTGTACTGTCTGTAGCTACTGCTGTTTTATTCTCCTCTGATGATATGAGGTTTTGTACTCCCGCAACATTCATTGAAAATGGATCTGCCATATAATTAAAAAAGACGGAAAGAGATTAATCTTCCGCCATTGTTTGGTTAGGTTTTTATAATATTATTATAGCACAAATTTTTAATAATGTTTTTATCTTTTCCACACCCTTTCATTTTTTTCCACATTTTGTAATATTCCACCAGCAAAGTTTAGTATTGTTTTACCATATCCAATATCAAATGCTTTATTATCTTGTAATATTTTAAAGGTTTGATAATGCTCCATAAACTTCTTAAATAACTCCACATCTTCAGTGCTTAATATTATTTTTGTTTCATCAGGTTCTATCATAGATTTACTTTATCATAAGGTCCTCTGTATTTTTGAGGTATATTTGGTTGTCTCCCTGCTGTTGGGAAAGGTTGATTATCACCCACTATTTCGGCTAAACTTTCTCCGTATTTATCAAGAGCTACACGAGCATATATAGTTGCAAGAGCTAGGTGATCAGGTCCTTTTCTTTTCCATACCCACCTCCAGTTGTATTGTGGATCTCCTTCTTCTCCTTGTTCCTCTCTTACTCTGTAAATGTTAAGCCAGTGCATAAAATAAGGGGTCCAGTCTTCAAGACTCCCCCATATAGGAAATCTCCTGTCTTTTATCTCATCTACACAAACTTGTATTGCTCTGTTTCTATCCACTAACACTTTACCAAATTCATCACCCTCACCCCATCTAATAATTTGTTTTGTTTTTGTTTCCTTTGTAAACCAGCAAAGAAAGACACGCCCTTTATATTTATTTTGTAATTTTCTTATTCCTATTAAGTCTCCACCTTGATCGGCTACCATTATCATTTTAGGAAAGCGCTGCATTAGTTTATCTAATTCATCGTAAGGGTCATAATTAGGTATAGGCACTTCTAGTTGTTCATTCTCGGCCACACTATTTATATATCCGTGATAGAAAATACCTTGTTTATTCATTAAAACATAATGGATATTATGGCCTGTATCTACTCCACACACAATTCTACCTGATTGGTCGTTTACTCTATCAATTAGGTTATTAACTAACAAAGGCATTGATAAAGCATCGTTTGTATTTAGATATGGAAGTCCAGCCACGAAGTTTGAAAAGAATTCTGCACTCTTCTCTCTTTTCATTTCACATATCTTTGGGGCTGACATCCAAGGTGCTATCCATAAAGGGATCCACCAGCCACTCCATTGATACTTCTCATTCAGTGTTCCCTCCCATTTCTCATCATCTTTGTTATACCATTCACCATTATTTCTTTCTTCATCGGTTATTTCACCTAGACATTTAGGACATTTATATATTTCCTTTTTATAATCAATACAAGTTTCGTCCATAACAAAGCGTGAGCCACAAGAGTGTGTGATATTCCATTTCTTTTCATCACTCTTTTGATACCAAATATGCACACCAAAGTCTGGCTTACTCGGATTAGAGAAGAAAGCTTTTTGAGGGTCTGCTACTGATTGAAGACGACTATCATACTGCTCTACCACTTCCGGCTTACATCTATCATACTCATCCACGATTAGTTTCTTTGCTGTAATCATCAATGCCACTCTAGAGGTCCAGCTACCTTGATAGTAAATAGTATTATCTCCGAATTGCTTTTGTTCTATACTGTCCTTATCTTTGGTCCAAGCCTGCATTATAGGGTTCTGTGCTAGTATCTTATTTGTTTTACCACCTGAGAATTTAGTCACATCATCACTAGTTGGTAGCACATAAATAATATCTATCCCTTCGTTTTTACATTGGTGTGCACTTTTAAATATTTCGTAAGTTGTGAATCCTATTTGCGCACACTTCATACAAGTCATAAAGCGTGATCTGTCTGCGTAAACATCAAACATAAAGCGATACTTCTTGAAGTCTAATACTTCACCAGACTCGTTCTTTATCTGATTGTTTACTAGAAACGATAGTAGTGATATTTGGTCTAAAATCATTTTATAATTGGTCTTTTAATTCCTGCTCATATTTCTTAGCTATCTCTACTGCTTTTGGATTTAGTTCTATTTTATCTCCAAGCGTTGTATGGTCTATTGGCTGTGTTGCTCTACCATAGACTCTATCGTGTATATCTCTATAAAAGTTAAAGTCTCCATCCTTTGCTTTCTTAAAGCCTACTGCTAGAAGTTGCTCATCTATTTCATTTGGTGTCAGGTTGTTTTGTTTGGCTACCTTCTCAACAAAAGCTTCCCATTTAGTAGCGAAGTTAAGAGAACCTTTAGGCCTTCCCTCTCTATTTATTCTTGGATCATCTTTTGTAAAAGCCATAGTTATTTCGTTGTTTTTACTGTCTTCTTCCACTCCACATATTCTCCGTTAAGTTTAACTTGCTCATTCCCGGTGTAGTCCACATATCTTTGTACGATTACATCTACATACTTAGGGTCTAGCTCCATACCGTAGCATATACGACCTGTCTTTTGTGCTGCGATAAGAGTTGTACCACTTCCTAAGAAGTTATCTAAAACTATATCTTCCCCTTTAGTATTATTAGTCATTAAATATGATATAAGTTCTACAGGTTTCATTGTTGGGTGTTCTCCGTTTCTTTGTGGTTTGTCAAAGTTTAATACAGTTGTTTGAGTACGGTCGCTATTCCACAAATGACTAGCTCCTTCTTTCCAACCATATAAACAAGGCTCGTGTTTCCAGTGATAGTCTTGTCTACCCATTACCATCGAGCTTTTATTCCAAATCAAGCATTGTCTAACTGTCCAATTTGTATCTCGACAAGCCCCTCTAAAATTATATCCTTCTGAATCGGAGTGCCATATATAGAATACTGCACCAGCTTTCATAACTGAATCAACTCCGACAAAAGCATCTCTTAAAAACTGTCTAAATGCTTCATCAGACATTGAGTCATTTTGTATTGTTAGTTTATCTTTGGTTGCACCTTCATAAGCCACATTATATGGAGGATCAGATAAATACATATCAATTTTTCTAGTGCCACAAAGCTTTATTACTTCATCAAGTAATGTTGCATCTCCACATAATACTCTGTGATTACCTAGTTCATATAAGTCTCCTAGCCTAGATTTTGGCTCTGCTGGAGCTTCTGGGACTTCTTCATCTTTTTCATCTGCCTCGATTACTAAATCTTTATCAAATCCCGTTAAATCTAGCATTTCATTTGATAAGCCTTTTAATTCATCAATCACTAGAGACATCTCCCAGTCTGATTCATTTAGTTTGTTGTCAGCTAATCTATACGCTTTAGCTTGTTCTTCTGTTAAATCAACGACTTTTATGTATTCGTCTTTAATTTCCCAGCCTAAGCTCTTTAAAGCTTCATATCTACCGTGGCCAACTATAATCACCCCTTGTTTGTCTACTACGATAGGTTGATTCATTCCAAATTCTTTAATAGATTTTGCTACCTGCTCTACTTGTTTCTTTGGATGTTTCTTGGCGTTCTTTGTATAAGGTTTTATTTCCATATATTTACCAGTATTTAACTATAAAATGCCCAATTGCAAATCCTATAAAAGCAGAAAAGATAAATATAAATGCTCCGTAAAAGTTAATTTTCATATTAGTTTAGTATATTTTTCAAAGCTTCCTTTATATCTTTCTCCTCTATTCTAACACTATCTAGAGTGTGGTATGGTTCCTCTTCTCCTTTTCTGTAGTTTATTTCTAGTTTACCTAGGTTTGTATTACAGATTAGGTAGCTTATAGTGTTTACCTTTAATAATGTGTACAACTTTTCTTCCTTTGTTTGTTTTGGCATATATTTTTATTTATTTTTTAATATTCTTTTAATGACAATGTCACATCTCCAACATATCTTATTCTTTGAAGTTATAGGGAAAGGTGAAACATTTTCTGCTTTATAATCTCTATTTTTTACAAAAAACCTTTTTTTATGACACATTCCGCATATTTTCATATCTATTTCTTCATTAAAGTTAAAGCTCCTCCTGTTGTTAAAACTGTTGAAGCAAGACCAATAGCGTTTCTCACTGCTTGTTTCACAACAAATGCAGAATCATAAATATTAGTTAAATCTACCTCATTCCCTCCAGCATTGATTTCTAACTGTTTGAATGGCTCCATAAGAGCCTCTCTAAGCCCAAAATTAGCCTCTGGTAGCGTTTCTGCTACTTTTTTGAGTGTTATACCACCTCCTTCCACAACTCCGTAATTTAGGGCAGATCTGCAAGAGTTGATTGCATCTTGGCATTTCATTCTTTTATAGTAAATATCTTGTTCACTATTACCTCCTATTTTTAGGATTACTGTTTTGTTTGATAGCCAACTTACTCTTAATAGGCTTTCATTATCTCCTTGTGCTTTTAGGTCTGCAATATGTTCCTCAATATTTGAAATACCTAATAAAATAGTTTCTTCTTTATTTGTTATGATTTTGTCACAAGTTCCAAGCCATAGAGAGTCAAGTTTTTCAAGAGTAGTGCCTAATAAAGGATCTATAATAGTTGAGCCTGTACATTTAGCGAAGTCTTGTATGATACCATCTTTCCATAGTATTGGAGGTCTTAAGATTAAGATATTAAAGGTATTATCTACTCCTTTATGTGTTGCGATAAGTGATCCAATCATTTTACTATCAATATCTGTTGCAAGTATAACTAGATTATTATTACCTGTTTTAAGCATATGATCCAAAATTGGTGTTATTTGTTTTGGTTTATCTATTTTTTGCTTTGTGACTAAAATAAAAGGTTTTTCATAAACTGCCCTATTTTCAATTTTACCTTCTTTTTTAGCTTCATCATCGTGGACTAAATCTGAAGTTATAAAGCCTAAATCCATAAATCTATTACCTTCTATAAACTTATAACTGCTTTCAGGGGTATTTGAAGCTTCCACCTCAATCACTCCGTCTTTTCCAGTTAGTTTATATACTTCTTCTAGTAAATGAGCTATCTCATCACTTTCACTTGAAACCTTTGCAACAGAATAAACATCATCTACTGTCATTTCTTTTGTTAGGTTATCTATTTCTTTATCTAGAGTATCAATACATCCGTCTAGGTATTTTTTTAGTTGTATTTTAGGTATAGGTGAAGCGAATGATAAGTCTAATAATTTATCTCCAATAATTGCTGTTGTTTTTCTACCATCTCCCCCAATAGAGTTTTGTCTATCCATTAACTCTTTAAATAAATTAAGGCCCATTTCTTCTCCGTCTACATCTGTATCAATGGCGTGGATTATAGTATAAGCATCATTACTTATCTTATTAAAAGGGTATTCTGTTGTTTTTATTATTGTATTAAGACCAAATGGACCATAAGTTGGTCTAATCTCATCTACTGCTAGTTTTATACCAGCAATTACTTCTTCTATTTTTGTTTTATTATTTGCCATATTCGTGTTTAAAGTATGAGTGTTGGGGAAATAAGACATCTCGTTTGTGGTGTTCTAGGTATTCAAAGTTATCTATTCTTCCGTCTACTACTTTTGTAAATATTCTTTTTTTACAAATTAAACAGACTTCTTCTACTCCTTGCTCCCACATTCCCATTATTTGATATCTATGAAGCCAAGTGCCTACACACTCGCTTTCTCCCCAATATCTATTCTTCATCTGTGATTGTTCCTAAAAGGAAACGATCATCTTCATAGACTAAATAGTGTCTTTTATCATCTATATCAAGGTGATTTAATCCCCAAACTAGGAAACCGACTACATCTCCTACTTTAATTTCTTCTACTTTATTTCCAATAGCCACTACTCTTCCATAATCCACAAGGTTATTATCCCCTGTTAAAAGAGTTTTCTGTTTGAATGGATCTATTAAAATTTGTTTACCGAATGGTTTTATCATATTTATTCTACGAAACCTTCTAAAAGGTTTTCTTCTTTCTTAATAATAATCGCTTTTTTACTTTTCACTAACTTCTTCTCCGTCTGTGTCTTCGGTTTTAATATCTTCTTTATTTGTTGTAGTATTGTCATATTTTGTATCTTGAAAGACCACTTTAACTTTTTCAGCAAATAATGGTGTTCCGTCTTCGTCTAATTTAAATGGCACTTTATAAGACATAGTAGCTAAAGAAAGGTCTAAACTTTTTATAAAAGCATTAGCTTCTTCTACTCTTTTATTAATATCTTCTTGTTGTTGAGGTGTATAATTATTCATATGTTTGATTAAATTAAATAAAGTTTTCTTTATATATTACTAATTATAGCACATTTATCACCTTTTTTACCCGTATCTACATACTTAATTTGAATAGAATTGTGGATAACTTTCTTCTTCATATTTATTTTAATCCTTTAATAAATTTCATAATAATAAATCGGATCCTTTGTTTCGTTATTCCATATTTGTTTCCTATCTCTTCAAATGTTAATCCATTAAGTTTTAATAGTAAAATTTCCTGCGTTCTAGGGTTTTTAAGAGAAATAGCTTTTGCTAGATCTTCTAGGTTTATTTGTATACCTTTTTCTTTAATATATAAACTTAATGTTTTATTTTTTCTACCCGCCATATTCTTCTGTATATTGTTTTAATAATTCTTCTTTATCTCGACTAGGAAATTCAGTTATTACTCCTGCTTTGTGCATATTCTCTTCAAATTCATCTATGCAATCACTAAATTCTGCTGTGGTTAGTTTTCTTGTACTATCTTTACCATACTTCATTTGCACTACTACTTTAAATATATCGTGCAGGTTTTCTTTGGTAGCGTAGCAGTCATAGTTGGCCATTACTTTTCTTAAAGATATCCCGTGTTCCCGGAGGAAGAATACTACTTCTGACAGGTATTTCCAGTATGCTTTATTTTGTTGTAGTGTTCTTTGTTTATCCATATATTTATAATGTGCAGGTGGGGAAAGCTGGGTAGGAAATTGCAACCTACATATTCCCGCAAAGGAATGTCTTAACTTTTTAGACGACTCTTTCCTTTCCCCCACCTACACACTAGGTGTAGGTTTATTTATTTATGCTATTGATCCAATAATAAATAGGATAATAGTTATTAAAGCAACGATTATAATAGATTTTTCATAACCTGTTCTTTTAACTTTTGGTTTATCACTTGCTAAAATTACTACTGCGTGTACCCAAGAGTAAATCATTATTAATCCGAATATTTCTAACATATATTTATTTCTTTTATATGATATAACAAATAGTTTCGTTCCTTTTCATTATACCCTTTATGTGTTTTTATAATTTCTTCCGCTTTATTTAAAGCTTCCTTATCTAGTGTTTTAAGTTTTTCTAAATGAAGGTGCAACTTTTCTGATATTTTGTGCATTTCTATAAGAGTTGCTATATCAGGAAATAGTATTTTTGTATTATCTACAATTTCTATTTCTGTCGTATACAATTCATCACTTAATTTTACTTTCATTACCTTTTTGTGACTTGTTTAGGTCTAATTAAAAGGGATATCGTTTGGATTCATTTCTTCAATATCCTCCTCTGTGATAGTTCCGTGAGGTGAGTGTCCTGTATCCTCTCCCATTGGATATTCTTCGTCAAATAATTTATTTAAATCTACATTGCTATCCTTATATGCTTTTAGGATCTCTTCAGATAAAGCTTCGTGTGGATTTGGCACTGTATTATATTCAGTATCTAAACCGTCTCCTTTTTTAGTCACTGTAATATCATAATTCTTAAGATCCCCCCATTTACCATTATTCTCTAAATTAAATAGAGTATTCATAATAGATGATTGAGTAATCTCTAAAACTTGCACTTGCTTTGTATCATAATTCCATACTGCCATTGCCCAGAAGTATTTTCTACTTGGTTTTCCACCTTTATCTAGATCTACTTCTTCTACTTTAATATTACAAACATCACCTGCTCTTCTAAAAGGTTTTTTATCTTTCCAACCCTCCCAGCCTGTTATGATATCTGATAAAACTCTGAAGTTATTGTCTCCTAGTTTCCACTTCATAAACTGTGATTGCCCTTGGGGTATTTGTGTGTTTTTTGGTATAGCCATATAATTTGTTGTTATTTGTTTTTAATCTACCTTATGAGGTAGGTACAAGGTATATGTGGGATTATACCCTGTACCCACACCACAAAGGGTGGTGGGCGATAATAATATTTATGAATATATTATTGACGGACTTATATCATAATTGAATGCCGTCTTTTATTATTCATTATCGTATTGTCCTAGATTTTCAAGTGCTATTTGTGTTGCTTCTTCTGCTTCTCTCCAATTATCATAGTCATCATCATTCCAATCTTCTTTTTTAAGTTTTTTTGGATTAGCTATATATTTATGCCATTTGATATCTTCTTGCTCTTTTTCTTTGATTTGCTTTATTTCTTTTTCTAAAGCACTAATATCATTATCAATGTCTGTGAAGTCTGTTCTCCAAGTTTCATTTTCTTTTTGCCACTTTTTTAAAGCCAATCTTTCTTGTAGAAATATTACATCCATATATTTATATAACTTTACAATATCCTCTTAATTTTAAAAATTCATTAAATTCTGGTGATACATTTTCGTGGCCTCCGAAGTCTTGGTTATATTCACTTACATTTTCTTGTGCTAAGTGAATCACTTCTATTTTCTTTGTTTTTAATTTGTTCATTTCTTTACCTATTGTTTGTGCCTGTTTTTTAAAAAATTCATTCATATTTTTATTTGTTTATTATTATCATTAATGTACTAATTATATACTATCCCTCTTTAAAAGTAAACCCCCAAAGGATCTAAAATGTGGGGATAACTTTTTCCTTTATTTCTCTTTCATTTTATGAAGTTGTTGTATAATATCTAATATAGATATATTGTGAGGAGTATCTCTATCTAATTTTTCTATCTTCTTCTCCACTTCTTCTAAAGTTTCTTGACGAGTTTCTTTTTTAATTATTAAACACTCATCAGAATACATCGCTTTTCTTTCCTCTTCCTTTCCTTTTTGATAAGCTTCGTTTAAATAGT